ATATTGATCAAGAAGCAGGCGGAACTCAGGTTGAGCTTGATCACACTCACAAATTAATTGACGCCATACCCAACTCAAAACAATATACAATAAGGGCAGACAGTGCCAGGCCTGAATCTATTAGCTTTGTAAAGAGACAAGGGTATCGTATAGAATCTGTTCATAAGTGGCCAGGTAGTATCGAAGATGGCATTGAATTCGTAAGGAGTTTCAGGCAAATTAATATTCATGAGAGGTGTATAGAAGTAGCCAGTGAATTTATGAAATATAGTTACAAGGTTGACAAATTGACAGGCGATATTCTACCGGACATCGTTGATAAAGACAACCACTATATTGACGCTTTAAGATACGCCCTACAACCTATGATTAAGAAAAGAGGCAAGCCAAAACTAGCAAGGGTAACAGGTATCTAAAGATACACCAAGGAGAACAAAACACAATGGGAATTGAAAACAAGCACCCGTATTATATTGAAGCGTCAAACCAGTGGTCGCGTATTAGAGACTCTCACGATGGTAGCGACGCTATTAAATCGCGAGGAGAAGACTATCTACCTAAATTAAGTGGCCAAGATAAGAGCCAGTACGACGCTTACAAATTAAGAGCCATGTATTACAACGGCATCGAAAGAACTGTTAAAGGTTTGATAGGTGCTGTAATGCGAATAGAGCCTATAGTTGAAGCACCTGAAAAAGTACTTACCTGGATGAAAGATATTACAGGAACAGGTGTGCCATTAAATGATTTCATTGGGTATGTATTATCTGAGCACTTATTAATGGGTAGGCAAGGTATCCTAGTTGACAGAAACGACGAAAGGCCTTATTTAACAGGTTACTGCACTGAACAAATTACAAACTGGTTAGATGACACTGTCGTATTACAGGAGACATATCGCAAGGTTGATGCTAAAGACAGATACAAGTCAGAGTACGCTATTCAGTACAGAGAACTCACTAAAGACGAAGATGGTAGATACGTTGTTCGTATTTGGCGTGATAACAAAGGTTGGACGGTTGTTGAAGAGATTTATCCTACAGTCAGAGGCGATGCTTTGGAAGGTATTCCATTTATTGCTATGAGTGGCGAGGGACTAAACTTTGAGCCGGTGACATCTCCGATGTTAGCTTTAGCAGATACAGGGATATCGCTTTACAGAACATCAGCAGACTTAGAACACGGCCGCCATTTCACAGCCTTACCTACGCCTTACGTTACAGGTATTGATTCAGATTCAGAATTAAGAATCGGTGCAGGTGAAGCATGGATATTGCCAGACACTCAGAGCTCTGCTGGTTATTTAGAGTTTAGTGGGCAAGGACTCCAAGCACTAGAAAAAGGTATGGATGAGAAGAGGTCTATCATGGCGTCTCTAGGCGCCCAATTGCTACAATCACAAAAATCAGGTGTAGAAGCAGCTGACTCAGTTAGATTGAGACAAAACGCAGAAGCATCTACCTTGGTTAGTACCGTTAAGTCTGTAGAGCGTTCTATTACTCATGCCATACAAGTAATGGCAGAGTGGGAAGGTATCAAAGGCGATATTTCTATCACCCTTAATACTGACTTCGTTGACACTAAGATTGAAGCAAAAGACATGGCAGCACTTATGTCTGCTTGGCAATCAGGTGCTATTAGCCATGACACTTTCTTATGGAATATGAAACGAGGCGAGATATTATCTCCTGAAACTTCTATCGAAGACGAGAAAGGCCGCATAGATTTAGATGTCTAAAACAGTCAATGAAGTTGTAAAGGACGAAATTATAGGTCATTCAGTTGACCTTAATAGTCTTGAGCTTCAAATGAAAAAAGATGTTGTCAAAGAGTTAAAGGCGCTTGAGAAGGATTTGATTAAGCAATTAGAAGAGTCTAAAGTCTTAAATGGCAAGCCTATGACTAAGTTTCGTCAGAAGCGGTTACAGGCTTTGCTAAAACAATCACAAGAAACAATCAAAACTGCTTACAAAGAGGCACGAGATAAGCTTGGAAGCGACTTAATAACAGTGGCAGGTATATCAGAGGCTCAAACTATCAGCGCACTTAACACAGCAATACAGGCAGACTTACTATCTACTGGAATGAGTAGGTCAGCTCTAAAGGCAATAGCATCAAACACCCTAATTGAAGGTGCTCCATCTAAAGAGTGGTGGAATCGTAGAGGTACAGCATTTAAAAACAAATTCTCAGACACTGTAAGAACGGGAATGTTGGCAGGTGATACTACTGATAATGTTGTTCGTTCGTTAAGAGGTACAAAAGCATTAAACTATAAAGACAGCGTGCTTAGTGGCAACTACCGAAGTGCTGAAGCATTAGTTAGGACAAGTATTCAAACAACGGCCAACAGCGCAAGAATTGAAACATATCGTGAGAACAGTGATTTAATAAAAGGCATTGAGTGGTCTGCTACGTTCGACAACAGAACCTCTGAAACTTGTGCTACGTTAGATGGCTCTCAATGGACAATGGATTATGAGCCTATTGATGGAGGCCCACCCTTTCCTGGGTTCATTGCTCATTGGAATTGTCGCTCAACTACTGTAGCAATTGTTAAAAGCTGGAAAGAATTAGGCGCTAAAGGTAAGTATAAAGAGATACCTAAATCAACTAAAGCGTCTATGGATGGTCAAGTATCAGGCAAAAAGAATTATGAGAGTTGGCTAAAAGAAAAACCTAAAGCGTTTCAAGAGAATGTATTAGGTGTGGGTAAACGTAAACTATGGAAAGAAAACAAACTCGGATTCTCAGATTTAGTTAGTGGGAATGGCCAGCCTTTAACACTTGAACAACTAAAAACTAAATTACATATTAAATAAACTTAAAATATAATATAGTTAATGTAAAATGTATATCGTCAGTGACGACACAACAATTATTCGGAGAATAAAATATGAGCGACCCTAAGACTTACACAGAAGAAGAATTCCTAGATCTACAAAACAAATCAGAAGAAACCAAAAACAAGCTGGACGAGTTTCGTACTAATAACGTCAAGTTGTTGAAAGACATGGAAACATTAAACGCTAAGTTTAATGGAATTGATTTAGAAAATTATGATGAGATGCTTAAACAGCAACAAGCGTTGAAAGACAAGAAGCTAATAGACGCGGGCAACATCGAAGAGCTACTAGAAGAACGTACTAAAGCAATGATTAAAACCCATAAGACGGACCTTGAGAAAATCCAAGGGGAGAATACTACTCTTCACAGCCAATTGGCAGGGTTAGTTATTGACAGTGCAGTAAGAGACTCAGCTGCTAAGTCTGGAGTAGTAGAAACGGCGATCGATGACGTCCTTTTACGCTCTAAAGCAGTGTTCACTCTAAAAGACGGTCAAGCAATTCCACATGATGCTCAAGGTAATATCATTTACGGTAGTTCTTCAGCAGAACCGATGACAGTAGAAGAATGGGTTAAAGACCAGCAAGAAACAGCACCTCATTTATTTAAATCGTCTCAAGGCGCAGGCTCCGAACATGGTAAGACATTTATTGGAGCAGGTTCTAAAGACTTAACGGCATTAGAGAAACTTCAAGTAGGCTTCGCAAAGTAATCCCTAGATAAACTCCTCAAGTTTTCCTCCTGTGTAAAAGCAGGAGGTTTTTTTTGCATTTTATTTGACGCATAGCCACAAATTATGATATAGTAGCGCCAACTCGCCATAGAATGGCGTTTAAACCTACATTGACCCAGTGGTGATATAGTAGTAGAATATTTTATTTTCTGCCCTATAACAAAACACAGGGCAATATTAGGAGAATGCTCATGGCATCTGTAACTCTTGCTGAATCAGCAAAACTATCACAAAACATGCTTATTGCTGGCGTTATTGAAAACGTCATCACAGTAAACCCGTTTTATGACATCTTACCATTTCAATCAATTGATGGTAACGCTTTATCTTATAACCGTGAAAACGCATTAGGTGCAGCACAATGGACTGGCGTTGGAACAGCTATCGCAGCTGGTAAAGCAGCGGCAACTTTTTCAACGGTAACTTCTACATTGACTACTTTAGTAGGTGACGCTGAAGTGAATGGCTTAATTCAAGCGACTCGCTCAAACATCACTGATCAAAAGGCTGCACAAGTTGCATCTAAAGCTAAGTCAATCGGTCGTGCTTACCAAGACAAAATGATTAATGGCGACGGTAGTTCTGATACTATCACTGGCCTTTTAAGTTTAGTAGCTAGTGGTCAAA